GCTTTTTTTCTCCTTAAGCCAACTCTCCGGAATAACCTTCTCTGCCCATGGTATATCATGTTTATCACAATACATTGCATAAGTAGTTTTTGATCCTTTCCTTATTTTTGTTTTGGAAGATTGGAATACCATTCGAATATCTAATTCTGGATGTTGTTTTTTTATAAGTAGATGTTTCTTCCTATCTTCAAGAACCCATCGGCCTTTTGTCTCAACTAAGATACCATTAGGTAATGTAAAGTCAATTGTATAAGTATGATTTGTCTCCGGCTTTATATAATCTATAACCGTAGTTTCATACTCAAATTTAATTTTATTTTCTTTAAGTTGGTCTGATACTTTATGTTCAAACCCACTTCTATAACCGTGTTTAATTGCATTTGCACGCAATTTGGATTTTGATCTCCATGCCATAACTAATTCCTCTATTTTATATAAATATTAGTAGTCCCAACGAACAATGAAGTTCATATCAATATCTGGATTTTTTTGAATAGGCTGTGCTAATTTTGCTGTTGCTAACATTTCGGCATTGGTATTATATAACCCAATTGATGTGATATAAGGTTTTAATGTACCGGATATAAATAGTCCCTTACGTAACTCGCCAGGCACTAATAGCCCTTGTTCTGTATTATTCGGTTGACCATTTGTTATTGGACGATATGTTGACGTTGGATTCATTGTAACATTAAATTGATCTTTTGGTACACGAATTAAACATTCATTTTCATATATTGTATGAGTACCACGGTATTGTACATTCCATGTATTGCCGAATATTCCTGAACCTGAATTATATTTAGGTAATGGAGATGAGGCAACGACTTGCGCATTTTTATAAAATACATTACCTACTACATTAGTTTGATAACATGAAGCTGATATATAATGATTATTTCCTAAAGATGTAATACCATCATTATTAACGGCATAATCATACATTCTTAGTTCTGCTATATGAAATTCAATACCATCTTGTCTCTCATTATTAGTATTACCTATTACAACATCAGCTATATTTGATGTAAAGTCTGGCAATGTTCCTGTTGTTCCTCCAGATCCAGTTACTCCATTTGCAAAAATTTCCAATTTGGATGCAGAATTTCTAACACATATATGTTGCCAATCTGCACTAGTAATTGAAACTTCGCCGGTAGATACTAATGTTGCTTTCTTTCCATCACACGCTATAAACTCATATGTAAGTCCGCCAGGATCAACTTCATTAGCTACAATATGCATAGGAGTACGTATATTGTTACTTTCAAAGTTTGCAGCTGTCATTAATGGCGAACTAGCACCTTGGGTTGGATTGTTATTTACAGTACGTGATTTACGTTTACCATCAACACTATCTAAATATATTTCTTCTTTTACGCCCCATTTAGATAATATTGTATGTTCATCTGTACTATTATATTTATGCCAAAATGATATTGTCCAGTCATCATAACGGCCGAATCTATCAAATTTATTATTATGTGGTATTCTAATATGACTGCCTAAAGTATTATCAAACTTAGCTGATAAACCAGATGGTGTTGCTAAAACAGCACTACTAGTAACTTCAATTCCACTTACAATATTTATTGAATTATTTATTATGGCAGATTTTTCTACTTTATTTAGATTATAAGTTATATCTTTTGATAACGATCCTAATTCATCGTAATCATTAAACTTTCTATACAAATTATTAAATGACATGTGAAAGAAATTTCTACTACTAGAAGCAAAATTATTAATAACAATTGCATTATCAGTCAAATTACCATTCCCGTCATCTGATAAATGTATATGACTACCGCCTATTGATGAGGTCAACATTAACGACCCATGTTTTATCTTTTCACCTACTTGCCCATATGGTGCTGTAAATATAGAAGCTGATTGCCACAAAAATCTAGTTTGTGTATTTATATCTAAAAAGTCTGCTGCACCTGCAGGGCTATAGTTACGATAATATTTATGATCAATAACATTCCAAATAACATGTTGATTTGTAGCATCATCTGAATTAACTGGATATACTCTAGTACCTATACCCTGGCCATCATTTGCTTGGATATGAGGAGTATGTTTACGATAAACAGCATTATGTCTAAAATATCCGGAGGTAGATGTGAAATTGTTAGATGTTACTCTATAATGTTTATAAGTTTTTACCGGCCTTTGCTGGTAATCATTTGCCCGGATAGGCTGAAATACTGACGGTATAATTGGCATATCATCTTACTAATTTAATTTAGAAGTCTAACTTAACCTTAATAAGAGCTTCTCTAGTATAATTTTTTAATAACGGTTGTGATAACTTTGCAGTCGCTAATAACTCTCTTCTCATATTATAAAGACCTACAGTTGTTATATATACCTGAGGATCTGATGTCATAGTCTTAAAGAATAATTCTCCTAACGACCCCGTAACAAACGAAGGATTATTAGAATAATTATATTCTGCATTTTTAACTCTAACAAAATAATATGTAGATTTTACTTGTTCTGATGATCTTGCTTGAATTCCTCCGTTAACACCTGCAGGCGTCAATGCATTTGAAGCATTTAAAGATGTAAATAATTTTACTGCATTTGCTCCTTGTATTGCCGACCCTGTTACTGAATTAAAATTAACACCACCATTTGAGATATCTTTATTTAGTTGTTCGCCATTCAATATAGCAACCCCATGTTGTGGATATAACAATCCATAATATACTGGACTTGTTGAATTATGAATACTAGTACCCTCATCAATCGAACCAGAAACTAAATTATATACTAATCCACCTTCTGAAATACCACCACCTGATGATAATGATGAATCATCGATAATTTGAATAAATTGTCCTGTTCCAGAAACCTTTACATTTGAACCTGTATGAGCTGCATTAGGGACTAGGCTAGCATTTATACCTCCTGGTGCCGAACCTGATAATTGTGCTAATGACAACTCAAAATTACCTGGATCTAATTTTTCTCTAACTCTTGCTCTATTAAAATTTAATACATATATTTGATTTGTATCTACACCATTAATTGTAAACTTTTTATCATTTGGAGCAAGTAATAATTGTGCATATTGTTTATATATTGCTCTTGTTGGAGTATCATTATTAAGATTACCTGTTAAATCTTTTGACCCAGACCCTCCAAAATTACCATATGCAATAGAAAGTTCTGAATTTGCACTGTTATTAGATGCAGGATCTCCTGTTGAAAATATTTCTTGAAAATATGTTTTTTGGGTAGCAGTAAGATTTGAAGAAGTAAACATTGTTGTAAGACTACCGGTGTTTCCTGCAAATAAACCTCTTGTTACAGTTTCAATATTATTTGGCAATACATCATCAGTAGGATCAAACTCAGTAAATATACGTCCTAATCTTTGACGTGCCTTTGCTTGCTCACGTTCTCTGATAATTTGATTAGCTAACTGTCTAGCTAAACTTTCAACTTGAGATGTTGCAGCTACCGGATTATTTCTCCTAAATGCAACTGGGCCTCTTCTACTTATTCTTCTATTATATATTGCCATTTTTATTTCCCTTTATTATGCTTGTGGTTGTCCTACTGTTGCAACCTCAACTTTCTTAACCGTTAGTGTCACAGAAGCTCTACCACCAGTCTCATTACCAATAAACAATATTGTAACCTGTTTATCGGCACTCAATAACTCTTTTGCAGTTATTTCAAATTGAGTTCCTGATACTGTAATTGATTGTGCTGCTTCAGAATCTCCTATAAATTGTGGAACTGATGCAGCAGAATTTCTTGCGCCTCTTGTTGCAACAATATCAGCACAATCAGAATCAGATAATATTGCAGTATATCCAAATCTTCTATTTCCTCCTCCAAAATTAACTGTGGATGGAGTAATTGTTGTACTTTCATTTGCATTTAACTCTATAGTACTTTGTGCAACTCTTACAACAGGAATACGTGCAGTCCCTTTCGGTAATGTAACTAGTTTATATTTTAGCATTTGTGTTTCATCTGCTAATGCTTCTACTATTGGCATATTTTCTATCGCCGCGCCATAGTATGCAGTACCTAGAGGATGTTCTGGATTATATAGATCATAATCGACTTCATCATCTGCTAATGCAAATTGTGTAATTTTAAATTCGTCTCTACCTCTTGCTAGAAGTTCTCTACCTTTTTTAGTAAGAATTGCATCGACCGTGATTGTTGAGTTGTTTAAGTATCCCATTGTTATTCCCTATCTTTTTAATAAATATGCTTATGCATAAGTTTATCTAACTTCTAAATTACCTGGATTTGTTGAATTTGGTTGATTATTAAATACTAATGTATTTGGATTCGTTTCAAACACTTCTACAACAGACTTTTGTCCTAATGCACTAATCGCTGAAGGAAGGTTGATTCCAGGTGCTGATATTCTACAACCTTCAAATTTTAAATTTTCTGTCATACTATTAAAATCATCCATATACCCTGCATCATCTAGACTTCTCGAATAATTATATTTACTCGGAACTCCTTCGCCTAAAGAACGACTTATTGCAGTAAAAATATTCCTCGTACGTTTATCTAAAGATATACTTCCGGAATAATGTAAAACATCTAAACTAAACACACTACTCGGCCTAGGTGTTAAAACTATACTACCAGTCGGTGAATATGTTAAAGGAGATAATGTCCCAGTAATTTCCATTGGCAAATTCATCGCGGCTGCAGAAACAGGGTCTGTTTTGTATGGAAAGAATTTATATATATGTTTATATGTTGCAGGCTTATATGGGTCACCGCTAGACAACGTATGCATATTTGCTAAATAATTACTAGTATCAGAATAACCACTACTACCTACATTATATACTTGTACACTATCAGTGACCTTTACAGGAGAATCTATACTAGCTGATAATAAGAGTGTATCACCGGATACATTTTTCACCGGATCTTCTATACGGCTATCATATTGTGGATTTGTAATTATAGGTTTTTTTGTTAATCTAACTTTTGCCCTTTCTAATACATGTGGTTCAACTAATAACCCCATTGACTCATCAACACGCTCCGGTAACAGTTGTTTTATTTGATCAAATAGTGAATAATCAAACTGACTGAATACCCTTAAATAAGCGTTTATATCATTTTTATCAGAATATTTTTTCCAATATTCCTTTGAGAAATGAGTTAAGTCCGGATAATCAAATGTAAACTCATGATCAGGGTCTCCTACAAAATCATCTAATGCCACATCTCCTACATGATTAAATATTTCTTTATTTATTTGGTCGGCTGCCGAATAAAATAATCCTAACTTATTTGTATCAATCGGAGCTCTATCAAATCTAGATTTTTCTGCAGATGTTTTAGGAGACAATCGTCTAACTAATTCATTATCCTCTAATCTTATTTTTTGTGATCTAGGTACATTTCCTCCTAATGAAACTCCTTGCACATAATATGTTTCTTCTACCGGCTCATAATTTCCTCGTTGCGTATTTGTAGGTGTTGGAAAGTTCGACATTGATGCATATGAACTACCAGAATTGATATGATTATCATATGGTATTTGAGAATCTAGTACTGTTTGTGCCGGATGAGATGATGATAATATCAAATATTCTGCTACCGAATGATCAACAGCATTTAGTTCAGTTCCTAACGGATAATGCCTAACTAATGTATCAAATGATGATGTAGGACTAATACCTGATACATATGACGAAGGATTTGTTGTATGTAAATTAAATGCAGTTTGTCCTACATCCTCCAACCACTCTCTATACTCTTGCATCGAGCCGGAGAACGACATTATAGTCGGTGTTTGAGTAGATATAGACGGATTATTAGCAATAACTCGATTCAAACCTCTATTAACAACAAATGCATCTTTTGAACCACCAGTTCCAGGCCAGCCTCCTAATCGTATATAACGAAATCCACCCGAACCATGACTTTCTTGTACTCCCCAACCTTGACCATGATATTGATTGATAGGAGTAAATGATGCACTAGTTTGATGTATTATTTTATCATCTATATAATCTGATGACATTTGTATCTGATGATGATATGTTGTATTTAAGCTTGTTCCTAAATTATAAATTCCAGCATCTGAACCTGTTGTTGTAAAGAACTGTCTATAGTTCCAAAACTCTCCATTATATATAGGCACCCAATCAGTTGAACCTGTTGCAACACCTGCTGAAGAAGTTAGTTTATCAGACCCCCTCGCTTGAGAATAAACCAAACGTCCATATTCATCTGAACCTGAATAAGATCCAGTATGTTGAATGGCTATTTGCATATACACTCTACTATCTTGATCGGATTGTACCCCTCCTATATTGTAATCAAATGCATGAGTAAGTAACAGCATTGATTCTTTTACAGCCGGCTTGAATCTAACCTCTCTTGTTTGCGGAGGAATGTCATCTCCAGAACTTAAATGAGGTCTAACAAACCCCCATCTGCCAATATCTGTTGTATATGTTCTTACACCATGTTTTATATAAGGTGTTGTTGTACTATTTACTGCTGCTCCTTTAAATTGTAATGCATATGAAAATCTATCTTCAATCAGTGTTGGGGTGTCTTCATCCACCTTAGGTCCGCCATATTCTCTTATACTTAATAAAGTCTGAGGAATACCATATGTATTCATTAACGCTTTAATTGACCTTGCAGTACCTTTTGTTTTAAGTAAGTATGGCAAGTTGTTAACTATCCTTCTCCAAATCTCTGTTGTAATCTCTTCATCTGGTTTAGAAAAAAGATCGCCAGTTGTTGCATATGCGCCAGATCCAGAATCAACTCCTAATTTATATTGCCATAATTGAGATGCTTGATTTCCATTTTGAAGCTTCCATCCTAATGATTCTGCTACTTGATATAAAGTGTCTTTACTTTGACCTAACTTAGGATGTTCTTCTGGTTTGTATATTTTTGTTAAATTTTCAATATGAGTATATAAAATATCATAGTGATGGCCGATCATATTAACAAATAATTCATATTCACTATTATTACTATCTAACCTAATATGATCAGGTATTGATCTATGTAAAGAATTATTGTTCTCGGTATCATATAAAGACGCAGTCGCGTACCAACCATTATACCAAGAAGTTGCTAAACTAGATGTTGAATGATGTAAATAATATTTACTGCCGGAAAGATATTTAGGATATGATTCTAATCGATAATGATTCGCTCCTATAAATCCTCCTTCAGCAGCATATATTCCATCAGTATTTGTATTATCTGAATATACTGTTTGATTAGTAAATATACTAGAAGTAGGATTATTATATAACCATCGTTCAAACCCATCAAAATTACCAATCACTTCATTTTTTCTTTCTCTATTAACAGCTACATTTCCTTCAAGAGCATTTGCATCAGTGCCGGTAGCTGTTTCTAGTGTCTTAATACGACTATCATAATATTCAACTAATCCTAATTTGTATTTAAAATTAGCTAACCGCTCTGTAGCCGATGAAAAATGAATAAAATTTTGAAAACCAGAATAATCAATGTTAACGGATTGTCCTAGAGAGCCTGAAAATATTTGATCTACTATTTGTTGTGACGTTGAAGTATTAGCATCTAATAAACTATTCCATGTTTTGAAGTCTGTTTCTGTTATAGTACCTTTAGAAACATCTATATCAAAATTTGGACCTAATAATTCTCGACTTTTCGAATCAGCTATACCTGGGCCTACTAATGATATATTATCAACATATGCATCTGATAGTTGTTCTATTGTCCATAATTTATCTTTAACATTAATATTGTCCGGAAGTGGTTTATATAATCTAACAACAAAATCATTTTCTGATTGCCAATCTTTCTGATTAATTATTTTTAAAATTTGGTTGTTGCCTAAATTAAGTGCAATATCATCAGATAAAGGACGTTCAATAACTGCTTGTAATATAGCATTGCCATCTTGATCTAATATTAGTTCGCCTTCATCATCTTTCTCATATACTTTTTCTGCATATTGCCCGGAACCAAAACTATCGATATATTCTGCTACATCTATATCTGCGTCTGGAAATGCTTGAATCCAAACTTCACGACGATCATCAGATATTTCTTTTATCCAAAGTCCTGGCTCTTCTTTCGATCCTAATAAATCTTTGTATACATTTACTACAACTTCAAATTGGCCACGTTCAATTCCTAATGACTGACATGCCTTACCATAATCAATAAACAGTTGACCATTCTTAACATTAAAATCATCTATACAGCCTCCGGTTATATAATCAGATTCTGATCCTATTGTATATAAATGTATTTCTACAACTGGACGTTGTTCAGGATTAATACGTTTCAGATCTAGTTTTAATATGTCTAAGTCTTCTTCGTTCCAAACAACACCACGTACGATGCCATTTGTTTCTTGTATTTCTTTTATATTTGAAAATCTATCTAATGCCATGTTTAAACTTTTGGTATATAATTATCAAATGTACATCCCGGTACATATTCGTTCAAGATGTTTTGTGGACCTCGAGGCCAAACTAACCCGTACTTTCGTTTCTTTTTCCAAAAGTTGCCACTCTTATAAACTCGTTTTCTTAAGTATTGAATGGCATTGTATTGGCCTCTCAACTTATTACTTAAATAAATATCTATCTCTGACTTTAATTGAGTCCCTAATGAATACAATCCTGTATTATTTAATTCATCAACCATAGTTTGTACGGACAATATGTATTCATATACTTGTTTGAATTCATCGGCATCTGTCGCATCTAATAATGCTTTATCCACACCATCCATTCCGTCATATAACTGAGTGATTATATCTGCAATATATGGTATTGCCGTATCTGCAGCATCAGCTGCTAACTTAAATCCTTCTACATGGTCATCAATTTCATTCAATATACAAGCTTGTAAATACCATTGATCGTCGATAAATCTCCATGGAGGTAAATCATATTCATCAGCTGGAACTTCTCCCATTAATGCGTCTGTCAATATTAATGCTCCTGCTAGTGCTGCAACACCTATTGTAATAGGATTGGTTGCTAATGCGCCCAATGTTGCTCCTAAGGTAGGTCCGGCCGCCGTAACTACTACGGTCGGTAATACTGTAATTCCACTTGCTGCTAACGATGCCGCAAATGCTGCTTGGCCTGCAGCTGCTACCGCGACACTAATTTGTCCAGCTAAATAAACTCCCGCTCCTGCTGCTACAACTGATCCTGCACCTACACCAGCCTGTGCTCCACCAGATGCCCATGCCATAAATTTATCACGCTGAACCGTCTTCATCCATTTATATTTTTCAACTAATCTTTTTTCTTGTGTCTCATTAAGTGAAGATTTAATACCAACTCTTCTTTTACATACTTTAAATAATTTAGTATCTGATGTTTTTACTTTTATTTTGTCTTTACCTGGCCACGTTTTCTTTTTAATATATTTCCATTTACCATCTTTCGATAACATTACTCTATATAAAGGACTTTTAGGCCCTAACATTTTTACAACATAGTCTCCGTAGTCTGATGGCAATGCATCTTGTTGTGTTTTAGCCGATACAATTTTAGAAACAATTGAAGGCCATAACTCATATATTTGTTCTTTTATAACATCGATCTGTTCTTGTTCAAGTGCTTGTGCAATTAAATCTGCATACTGTTGTTCTGGATAATATTTTATTGATCCTGCAGGCTCATATGGTTGTAAATAATCTATTTCGAATGGTTGTTGTCCGTTTGAGAAATTATCTAAGTATTCTTGATACTCAGGAAAATCTAATCCGGACCTTCCATCATCATCCGCTTCTATAATATGAGGAAACGCATTCCATAACGGCTCAGCTTTTCTAACCATATCAGACTTAGAATCAGGATCAATTACATCATTTGTAGAAGGTGTTCCTCTACTAGGTTGAACTACAGTAACACCTCCACCGTCAATCAATAACTGAATATATCCATTAGTGCCATATCTGCCTTGGCCAGGTTGATAAAGAGATAAATCAATTTCATTCGTATATGCATACAATTTCATAGTACGCCCATCAGTTACACGTTTCCAGTGTCCATTAATCATCATACGTAAATTGAGGACGGCATCATCCGATGCAATTGATGTTCCCATGGATACTTCTTGACTAACATAATCTGGAGATGGCCAATCTGCAATAATCATCTTGCCTTCATGGATTTCACGTAAACTTTCGCGATATGTTTGTTTTTGAAATACTCGATCAAAATATCGATCATTAGGATCTTGTTCTTGATATATATCTGGTGGTAAAGCATTTCCGTCTTCATCAACACCAGTACGCCCATCTACCGATCGCATACTTTCAGGCTTAATATAATCTCCAGGATCTCTTAAAAAAGGAGCCTTAGGTCTATATCCAGATCTAAATCGTATTTGTTGTGTCCAATCACTATCACGTGTTGGTAATGATCGAGCTCTAAACTCTTCTAATTGTGAAATATCATCATCGCCGTCTTCATCTAATTCTACGCCTGGACCATACGTATCATCGTTTCCAGTGTCGCCATCTAATGATAAGTCGAATTCTTTCATTTGATCAGATGTGGCTTCTGTAATTGCATCATATGATAATCCTCTTTCAACTAACATTACTTCTAATGTCTTGTACGTCGGTATTGCATACGCAACCCCGTTTCGTATAAAAAACACACAGAACGGATTAAAGTCATCTTCATCTTCCGATATGTTTTGAGGTCCTTGATCGATATACATGTCATGGATGTCGACCAAATCAACATCTGAATTTACTAGAAATAGTCCGGTGGTTTTGACCGGAGCAGCAATTTCGATATCTTCTTCTTCATCATCTTCAAAATACTCCCATTCTTCATCAATTAGATCATCTAAGATATCTTCATCTACTGTCGGATATGTTTTAAGTAATGGATATGTAGCAAATTCACTTTTTTCTGTCGATACATCTAATACATTTTTTTCATTACGAATTGCTATATCATATAATTTAGGAGATACCATATCTTTAGAAGACTTAAAACTATCCCTTGCTTGTCTATCCGGAGAAGATGGTCTAAGTCGATCATTGGCATATAAAACATCATCCGGATATTCATCTTTCATGATGTTCAATAACATTTCATTCAAGTCCGGTGTAGTAGATTCTTCCTTACTTGATGCAGCAGTGTATCGATTATTTGCAACCTTTATTTCCGACTTATTTTTTTCACTTGCCATATTAGTTCACTACCTTAAAGTAAAAGTCGTCATATGTTTGTGTATCATATGATCTTCTACATGTTAACTTTATTTTATAATATCTTTCTGGCATAAAACTATCCATTCTTAAATCAAAAAAGTTGCCATCATTATCATTACTAATCTTAGTTGTTGAATTGCTAAATATTTTTTCATCTTGCACTATAACATCATTTGTTACAGAATCGATAATTTCATATGAACTTGATATAGGTAGAATATCTTCTGTTATATAAAATGATGATGTTGTATATGACTTAGTAGGAAACTCCGGACGAACGCCTAATCTAAATCTTGCTATATCTGAAGTCCTATATTCTGGCTTTATATTTTTAAAATACGGAACATATGTATTAGAAGTTATTCCTGTAGTTGATGCCGTACGTTGATCATCCCAGCATACTTCTAATCTAGGAACAAATATTGTATGAGACTCTCTTCCAAAGAACTTTATCGAACCACCTAAATCACCACTTATTTCATCTGAATAAGGTCTTTTAATAATGAAGCCATTGTTACTAATATTATTGTCCACCCACTGCTTCACTATGTCAGTTACGTTGATTCTAATGTCCGGTGATTGGTTTTCAAATGACTGAGATGCTTCATATCCCGATCCTGTTATCCATGTTGCGCCTCCTGAACTATTACTTGTTCCGGCCGATGTATTCTTACTATGTGCATTAGCAGTGTCCCATGTCACAACACTTTGTGCTACTGCATCGCCTGATCTATTATACCAAGACGACCCTACCTTTGTTGAAGGATTGTCAGACGTATAACCATTACCATTGTCCCAAGATTCGGATATAGGATATGCTTTAATTGTATATGATTGTAACAAATCTGAAGCGTCGGAAGCATGTAGATTTACAAATATAGACGCCGATGTTATATTACTATTACTAAGTGATGGAATATCTCCATTTGTTATTGATTGTGCTAATGATGTTATCTCCGAACCAAAGTCGATTAATATTCTACTATTATATGTATTAGCATCTATAAAGCCAGTTTTACTATTAATAGATCCGGAAGTAATTTTTTCGAGTTCCAATATTTCATCAATACCAGTATTACGATCTGGGTATTGTTCATATATTGTTGTATCTCTTTCTGCGTAATATATTCTGTTCATAATTTATCCCTATGGCTTAACCACTTTACCTTTTATATCTGCATTAGGATATTTTATTTCAAATATACTAGGATCTAATGATGGATATAAAATATTATTTTTTATTGCACTATTAATATCGTATTGATTCCCGGAATAACCTTTACTAGTAGAATGAAGATTTGTAAACTCAAAAAGTGGAATACTTTGTACACCTTCTATACTGTCTAAATCTGATATAATCGATGAAATATTTAACGGTCCATTAATTTGCATTCTATCGTTATTTAGTAATACCTTTAGTCGAGCAATACACCTTAACACAACTTCATTAGAATTGACATTTGGTGTAGGAATAACTTCAAAATTAATTCCTAAGTTTATAATAAATGCTGACTTAATGTTAAGTGCATCAGTTAACATTCTATATTGTGATAAATACGTTCTTAAATTTTCTAATAAAGCTTGGTTTGCATCTGTAAAATTATTTTCGGCATCTTGTGCTAAAATATATAAATTTAATGCATATGGATTTGATATAGTTTCTGCAGGATATGTTTTATCTGCAGTATTTATTTGTGTATCTCCTATTACATATGCCTTAGCAATTGTACCATATCTAGATGGCATAGAATATACTCTAGATATATAATCTTCTCTTGTAATTGCTCTATTCTGTGCTGCAAACGCTGCCATAGCATTTTGTCTTATAGAATCTAAATCTTGTCTTGCTCGAGCTCCTACAGCCGGCTCACTATTTATGACCGCTAATGATGACTTGGTTGCAGTTAAATCTACTAAACCAGTTTCGTTAAGATATGATACAGAATTAATATTTACGATTGAACTAATTCCTACATTTTCTTCCATTTTTCCGCCGTATGAATATCTAATGTCTAATGACGTATTCGATGGCGCAATACCATATGTACTAGTATACAAAAAGTTTGTAGGATCAATATTAGATGTAGTAGTACGTCTTAGGTATTCTAATCCATGTCCTACATTCTTAGGATTAGGAATAATTTCTTCGTCTGCATCAGAAGACACTCCTGAACCAAATAATAATTCAATCCTATTATCATCTCTTACTCTAGATACAAACCTTCTAGCAGTTTTTCTCAATTTTAATATGTATGGCACTGTTGATCTATAAACTGATAGATCTGGATCATTAAAAGGTATATTTGCAATATCTTCAAAAATTGTATCCTGAGCTAGATAATCTGTCTCATTCCATTTATTGCCGGCTGAATCTGTACAACTTATAATATCGATTATATTTGTATCAGGCAATATAATTTTATCATACGGCTTTGGGTCACCAAAACTAAAATTTATAGATTTAATTGTACCGGATATTACCTTAACTTGTTTCTTTAACAAATATCGCACAACATTACCAGCACCATCAATTTCATAAACTGTTATTTCTGGATCTTGAGAAAAGTCGACTGATTCTTCTGTATGAAATATGATACCTGTATCTGTCGAAACTTCTAAGCCGCTTGCAACTGTTAATGCATATGCCATATCCGGAGCTGCACTTGTTCCTGTTCCTTTTGCTGGTACTAAATGAAATAAATCTACTGTACATGTAGCAGGCGCATTTAATCTTGGTTTATATCCAAACAATTGTGATAACATTAATATATTAGAAGATTCTTCTGCTGTTGATAATAGAGATTCTTTAAAAGAATTATCAGTATAATATGATAACACATCTCCAACATATGAAGACATTTCCATAAACATCATACCAGGAGATGATTCGTTAAAATCTTGATATGTATCTGGAAAATAATTTTTTGCAAAGTTTATTAAATTTTGTCTAAACTGAGCAAAGTCTTTATTTAAGTATTTTACGTCTTTTTTAACTAAGTCTCCCATAAGTTAACCTTTTCTTTATTTCTTAATAAGACCCTATACGGCCTGTGTTAAATTGTACACCATTTCCAATTGTACCGACTTGTTGTATTTCTTCGCCTTCTTCTACAGACTCAATTTGAAGTGCATTTTCATTAGCTAAAATATTAATAGCAACATTTGCTCCTATAGTATCGATTCTAAAACTAAGTTTAACTATTATTGCATGCATATCTGTAGAAGATACTATTTCAACATCTTTCAATTTAACATATGGCAGCCAATATTGTATATCTTCCTCAATCGTTTCTCGTAATTCACTTCTCATATCTGCTGTATTATTTTCAAACAATATATTTTGTATACTTGTTCCAAAATTTGGTTGCATATATCGTTCGCCTTTTGAAGTTAGAATAAGATTTTTAAGATTTGATATAACAGCTTCTTGTGTTGTATAAGAAGATTCAAATACACCTTTACCTGACGATGCTGCTGCAGAATATGCAGCTGTAGGTGATTTCCCTTTAGCATCTTTGTTAAATGGAAATAATATGCCTAATGCAGTATCATTATTTTCAATTGGTTTATATTGGTATATTGGACGAGCCATTTATTACATTCCCTTTTTCTTATCTATTGCTTTCATTAATGCTGAATAATCTTTTGTCATTGCATTTACTGTAGACGCAACTGCCTCATTATTCATATCAACTCTTTCTCCATTAATTCCTTTTGTTGCTAATGGAGTATTAGAACTTTGCATACCAAATGCCTCAGCCATGTCAGATCTAAAATTCACTGAATTCCATTCTGATGGCGGTGTTGCGGCTGTTTCATTTAAGATATCATTTAATGCGGCATTTTTTGTAAACTGTTTTTTCATAACCGGTTGTTTTGGCTGTAAAGGGATATCTGCTACCTCTTGAAGATTAATATCATGTTTTTTAATATTCGCTTCATTTAAGATAGGCCTTAGTTCTTTAACAATAACGTTACGAACTTCTTCCCTAATTACCTTACGTAATAACTTTACGAATCCTTGTGTTTTCATAGTAATTCCTTTTTAATAAATATTGATACGGCCAACTATTGATTATATAACACGGCCTGTTCCAGTAGCACTTGTTGCACCAGCTCCTGCCCCAACACCTCTACCTGCCTGACTAATAGCAGTACCTGTAGTTGTTACTGCAGTTCCTACTACCGTAGTTACTAATTGACCAGGATCTGTTATAACAAGTCCGGACTTAATATACTTATCAATTGCAATTGATAAATCGTTTGCAATCTTATCAATTGCAGCATCTTGGTCGCCCGTATTATGTTTTTGTGCTAAAAATGCTCGTCTGATATCGTTAAATAAAGTCTTCCTTACCAGACCAGTTCCTTGTAATGATGTATTTTCCATATAATTCCTATTGTTTCATTTGTTTTAATGCTGCCTGTATTTTTTGCAGTTCTGGTAATGCTGAACTTGGGCCTGTTGGGCCTGTTGGGGTAGCATATGGCTTAGCTCCCTGAGCTTGTTCAACACATATATTAATAAATGCTTCTATTTGAGTAAAAAATTCATTCATATCTGTTTGCCATGATGGTGTAGCAATTTTAACATCTTTTTTAGATATTAATAACAACTCATCTTTACGAGCATCGAATACTAAACGATCAGACCCAATTATTACTTGACCATTTTTATAATTATTTAATGATTTTACTTGTTTTCCAACATTCTTTTGAGAAAATTTTATTGTATCAAAATATTGTGTAGACGTTAAGTATATAAATGACGAATCTTTTTTAGGATCTTCTATAGCATAATATTTATCTAAACTATTGCCATCTGTTGCTTGTTTAACACCACATGTAATAGAAACAAATGGATCGCCGGCTTTATCACCTTTCCAAAAAGGAACTTCTTGGTATTTGTTTAAATCTTTTTTATGTGTCGACGAAAATCTCAATATACTACCAAAACGATCTAGATAGTTTATATCGCCTTGAAACGGCTGAATAAAAACAATATCTTTTTCTGTAAAACTAATTTGTTCTGGACGCAATCCTTTTCCGACAACTGCTATAGGATCATTTGCAACTGCATTTCCTTCGACCGTTGCGTCTTGTAAAAAGGGCAACACAGAATTATTGACATTACCATGTGTATTAAGTACTTGAGTATAATACCATTGATGTTGATTACGTGTATCAGATGTACCCATTGGCGCACTAACACATAATACTTGTTCACCATATACTGGAATGGGCATCTTGTTTGGGTCGGCAGGATATGCATATACTTCTTCCTTAAGGAATCGTACGCGAATAGTCCCTGGCGGTAACTCATTGCCTTGAAGATCTTTAGTCTTTTTGAATTGGGTCGGTAACCAAGTCTCTATTACCTGACCTATCTCTGTCAACGGTGATGCCATTTGTTGCCTCTGTTTCTGGTTTTAACTTTTCTATTTCTGCTTCAGCCTCTTCTAATAAACGTGCTCTTTCTTCATCCGTCAATCCATATTCATTACCTTCATCATCCTTTCCAGATGCAGATACCAATCGTTGACAAACAGCTGCTAGTTTAACTAACGCATCATCATTCTTAACAGAAACTTCTAAATAGTCTTTGATCATAGGAACTATAACGGTCGCGTCGCCTGTATTCTTAATCATCGGCTCTAAGCTTTTAATTAAAGTATCAATTTGCCTAGATTTCTTTTTTGAATTATGATAAATATCCTTCATCAAATCAGAAAAATTAGTTCCCTTAAAAAGTTCGAATTCTGTACTCATATAATAGTTCCTTTATTATAAATATAAAGAACTACTAATTTAGATTAGGATATCTTGTTTGCATTAACAATAAACCCAGATTTAGAATATACTC